TTACCTAGATAGGTATTACTTTGATTCATCGTTAGGAGTTACATCCACCATATTATTAATAGGTTCTAATTCGTCTTGTAATTGTTCAGATGGAGACTTCTTATCTTGTTCTTGAAGAAGTCTTTGTAAGTCAGTTGTTGAACCCACAAACAAGTTTTGGTTTGTTGTTCCACTGCTTTGTTTTTCGTCTTTGTTGATGTCTTTGGTTTTTTTCTGTAAATCCATCAATCTGTCTGTTACGTCAGAGACGTTTTTGATCATTCCAGATAGGACTTCAAACGCCCGAGGATGTTCGCTCTCACGAGCAAATTGCATCATCAGATCTAAAGACTCCTGACCCTTCTGTATTAGGTCATAGTATGTGTCTCTAGAATGGTCGTAGTCAGTTTTTATTTGATCAGAATCACTCATTATATTTCTCACTTGTTATGCACTATCCACCGTATTTGTAAGGGTCGTAGTGAATCCATAATCACTGTCGGCAGAAGCGCCAAGAGGATTTGGTAGGATGTTCAATTTCGAAACCCAAACGTCTGAGTCTCCAGAACCTTCTTTTATAAGGTACTGATTAGTTTCTACGTCACGAATTATTTTACCTGTGCCAAGTGGCCCATAGAAATTTGCTTGCATCTCAAAATCTAATTGGTAGTTTATAACTCGTCTATCACCGACTGCACCTTCATATGTATCTGAATATGCAACACCCTGTAGTGTGACAGGTACGTCTTCTTTTATGTCTGCATAGTCAGCAAAAGGTTTGATTGTTATACTATATTGTGGTGTAAAATACGGTAAAATTTGTTCTAGTATTTGTAGGCCATCATCTTGACCTTTTACATATAGATTTAATTGAAAAGCAATAGTGTACGGTACATAGTTGTAAAGTTTATTCCTAGAAACAACACTAGATGTACTGACATCTGCCTTTTGTATCTTACCCATCTTTTGTAGTTGTCGTTCGGGTGAGTATGTAAATGCAAGCATCTCAAATGACATTCTTGGTAACTTGACTGCTAAACCTGTGTTGGTATCAAGATTACCTTGGTCTCGGATACGAACTAATGCCTGATCTCTAGCCGCATATGAAATAGGAATTTTCATAGTGCCAATAGTATCCCCAGCTGAGTTATGTCTTAGAACATATATGTTATTGAATAGTGAACCAAACATCGCAACACTTTTGCGGATGCGTTCGTGGTAAAAATAAGAACCTAACATTTATTGTACATCTCCAAACGGATTACTTTCAGTGAAATCCAAGAACGACATATCCGTAGCAGTCGTTTCAAATTCATCATTCATATCAGATTTAGTCGCACCTATATCCTCTATTATAGAAGTGGGTGTACAGAATGCACGAGATGCGTTTCCAAGTAGTGCAATTCCTGTAGCAAGTTCTGCAAATTTACCATCATCAGCACCAACGTGGATAAGTCCAAGTGTATTAGAAGAATCGTTCCAACTGAGTACATCAGCGTATATAATAGTACCTGATGTCTGAGTTTGAGTTACATATTCGCCCAAGATATAGCCAGGCCCAGAACTGTCCATGACTAATTCGTATGTGTATGCGTACTGTTCTGCTTCTTTATCCAGTTCGATGTTACCAGTAGCAAACTGTTCATCACTGTACTCAAATTTCTCACAACGTAGTTTATATGTTGGAAGATTACTTAATTGATAGAATGGAGATTCGTGTTCTACGTGTGTTATCTTAAAGAAAGACTTAGACAAAGCGAGGTATACTATATCACCTTCACGTGGCCTTGTACCAGTAATTTCATTATCATATCGAAGAACCATTTCTTTCCACCGTGTTCTAGACACAATGAATGTTGCTTCGTCGCGTATCTCTACACCAAACTTAGTAAACAGATCTCCTTCACCGTCGAAACCGTCGGTGTTCTCAATATACATTTCTACTTTGTGTGATGAGTTGTATCTGGACTGTACGTCTTCACCAAGAATGGTATCCTCGTTGATAATATCTCTAGGAAGATAATATACGTCTTGGCCATAGATCTTCAAGGATTCTATAATTATATCCTCATAGAGTCTCTGTTCACCTTTTACAACTTGGGAGAAATAGTGATTTGTTGCCATACTGTTATCCTATATAAAAATCTACAGGAGTTTCAAACGTCGATCTTATTTCCTCTTTTAAATTAGTTATATCTTCTTTTCCATCTTCGAATATCTGTCTACCATTCAATGTAACACCACCAGGCAAAACCATACCTTCAAATTTAATAAGGTTTGATCCCCACTGACGTTTCAACAAAGCAGTTCCGTAATCTTTTAACCACATATCATTCCAAGTTGCCGCAAATGTTGCCATACTAACTGACTGATATGCTTCAAACACTATATATTCACCCGCTTTGACATCTTTATCTTCGAAGTCTCCGTGGAGATAAACTCTATTACCATGTCTAACATATGTAATTTGTGGAGTACCATTAAGCTTTTGATCCAACAAGGATAGGTACTGTTGCATCTGTTCGTAGTATGCCAAATCACCAGCAAAGTTTTGTAGGTCAGCAATGTCATTAAGCATCATTTGATATTTAATGTCAAAGAAATTGAATGATGTGTTAAAGGAACTCGAAACGGGAAACATTTTAGTTACGTATAAAATGGTTGTGTCACCTAAACTGATGTATCCATTAGTTACGTCGTCAGCAGTCACTAAATGTGATTTGTATATTCTTTGTACAGCGTCGCTATGATACTCTTGCCAATATTGTATAGACTCATCGATACAATCCTCTTGTTGGTCAGGATCGATATTGATCTCTAGAACAGGCTCGCCTAGCCGACGCATACAAAGCTCAAGAAATGTAGATCTGGATGTTGCAGTTGCCATTTTTAGTTCCTATTTTATTCTATTTAGTTAAGCAGAGATCCACCAGAATTGTAGACATTGATCCTATAATAAGCACCCGTCTGACTATCTAGTTTGTCTGCGTTTAAATTTGTTACCAGTGCAGTTGATGCTGTAGTAATTGCACCTGTTATATGTAAAGCACCTGCTAATGTAACTTTTTGTGCATTGTCAATAGTAACAGCAGTGATGGAAGCGGCACCTGCGGAATCTCCGTCTTCTTTAATAAACAAACTTCGTGCAGCTGGATATTGAATATTTAAATCGTTTCCTGCCGCGGTGGTTATCATACCCCCTGCCGTTGTAGAGAAAGTTGGAGAGTATACGGTACTATTAAATGTAGCCGCACCTGCATCTGACATATCAAGGGTTAAGGCAGTTATTGTTGAACCGCCATCATTACCACTAATCACTAAATCTTTATCTTGTTGTCCAACATGAATACCTAAATCATTTGACGAATTGAAAATTATCCCATAACCAGTTCCATTTTTGTCAAGTTTAACTTGACCACCTTGATCAAGATGAATATCTCCTACCGCATCTATAGTAAAGTTACCTGTATGGTTTATTTTAGCATCTGCCTTTGACATTGTAATATCGTGTGCGAAGATTGCTGTTCCAGAATCTGATGCGTCAAGAGTAAGTGCATCATAAGTAAATCCACCATCATTAGTTTTAAATATCATATCTTGGTTTGAAACCAATGCTTGCATTACAAACTGTGAACCACTGCCATTTTGGATTTGACCGTAAGTTACACTTGCATCTTTGAACTTAACATTACCAGCATCTCCATCAAGAACAATACTTCCAGTAGCATCTACAGTAAAGTCACCAGCATGAATAATTTCTGAACCTGCAACCATACTTAGATTGTGTGAGAAAAGTGCCGAACCTGAGTCTGACATATCCAGAGTAAGTGCATTTACTGTTGCAGTACCGTCTAGACCTTGTAATATAATATCCTTACCATCTATTATTGATTTAAGAGTGACATTTTGACTTGCCATAGAGATATGACCTATCGCAGTACCGTCATCTTTAAAGTTAATTTCTGCACCACCAGCATCAAGTGTAATATCTCCAAAGGTATCAACAAGGAAACCTGATGAGTCGGCATTAATTTGGGCAATTGTAGGTGTTGTTATTGTAGGTGCTGTTAATGTTTTGTTTGTTAGTGTATCCGTTGACACACGAGATACTAGAGTTGAGTTATCACCAGCGGGTAAAGTCGAAACGGTTGACGATCCAACAGAGTGTGGTTGTGATTGAAGTGTTTGGAAGTGATCATTACTTACTTCACAATAGAAGTCAATTTTTCCTACTGCACCACTATTAGTTTGTACTTTTATAACACCACCCGAAACAGTCAGGTCATCACCAACCCCTAAATCACCAGCGATTGTAACATTAGTTGTTCCAGTAGGTATTTCAATTACATCTGAGTCAAGATCATTTTTGATTGTTACATCATTAGTAGAACCTTGTCCAGTAAGTATTAGACCCTCTGCGGCAGTGTACCCTATCGCTGCATTGTCTCCAGCAGCTGTGTCTGTGGTCGCTTCAAGTGTACCACCAGTAATAATTCCAGTGGTTGTAATCGCTCCCGCTCCTACATCAATACTTGTAAATCCTGATGTAATAGAACCAGCATTTAATGCACCGACTGTTGTCAGTGCCGCTGCTGTTGTGACGTTGGGTTGTGATGCTGTAGATAATGTTGCCGCAAGTGTACCTGTTACTGTGGCACCATCACTCGTAGTTTCGATTTTCTTCACATTGTTGTGATATAATTCTGCTGAACCATCATCTGTAAACTTCGCGAGTGTCTCACCAGATCCTTCGATTTCTACAACCGAACCAGTAAGTTTTAATGATCCTGTACCAGCATCAGAAACATAAGAGTTTGAAGCGTCGTGATAGATTTGTAAATCATCCGCAGTGCCGAATGTTGCTTTTGAGTTGTCTGGGAATCTGAGGTTTGTAGTACCAGTAGGAACACCAGCGACTGTTGCGTCACTATCGTTTTTAACTGTGACATCAAACGTAGAACCTTGACCCGTAAGGATAAGACCTTCTGCGGCAGTGTAACCTATAGCAGCGTCGTCACCGACTGTAACATCTCCAGTTACGTGTATTCCACCACCAGTGATATCACCTGTGGTTGTAATCGCAGATGCACCAGGATTTATGTTTCCAAAGTTTGCGGTGATCGAACCAGCGTCCAATGCACCTACAGATGTAATATCCGTTTGGGTAAGTGTTATATGTCCACTAGATATTCCAAATCCAGCAGAGTCAAATGACGCAATACCTTTATTATTCTTAGTTGCATTTTCTCCAGAAAACGTGATAGTATTTGCACCATCATCAACCGCAAGATCTAAACCTTCACCAGCGACTAGAACTCCACCACCTAGATTATCTCGGACTGCTTCTAGGTAATCAACTCCACCGACTTCAAGAGATCCTGATGTAACGTTAAGAGTTTTGTTTACTTCCCATTCATCATTAGAACCATTGAATGTGAGTGTTGCTTTTGTACCTGAGTATCCTCCACCACCTACTGTAAATCCTGCACCATCTGCGGCAGCGGCATTTCCTGCACTGTCTGCAAGGACGATGTTTAGATCACTTACGTTTAATGATGTAGATCTAATTTGTGTTTGTGTACCTTGAATTGTAAGGTTACCTCGAATAACAACTTCACCACCATCACTGTCAATCGGGTTTGGATCAATGAATAATGTACCACTTGTTGAACCGACTGTATTGTCTAGTATTCTTATATTGTCTACATCAATCTGTGTCAATCCTGCTAGTACAGTAGATGTTCCACCAGCGTTGATTGCAGTAGAACCTATTGTAGTTGCTTTAGTTGTAACCGCACCAGAACTTACTGCAAAGTTTGCAGTCGCAAATGATGCAACACCTTTGTTTGATACTGTTGCGTCTTCACCAGAGAATGTAACTGTATTACCTGATAGTGCAACATCCATTCCTTCACCAGCGGCAAAGATCATGTCAGAGTCTAGTAGATTAAATGTGTCACTGTCTGCACCAGCGACAACGTTTATTGTTTTTGCATCGACATATGCTTTAACTGCTTTCGCAGATGGCAGAGTATCATCGTTTGTAGATACCGCAGTTATATCTGCGTCTAACACACCAGATTTAAGGTTTGCAACTTCTATGTTTGTAAGTGAGTTACCTGTTCCGTCTGCATCAAAAGATTTATTTGTAAATGTATCTGTTGTTGCTTTACCTACCAGAGTATCTGTTGAGGCAGGAAGAGTGACTGTTACATCCGCAGTAGATGCGGCACCTTGAAGGGTGAGACTATTAGTACCATTGTTTGTACCTTCTTTAAAGGTAATAGTACCAGCGGCAGTCGCACTCGGAGTGATATTTGGATTTAACACCAGTGGAGTTGTTATAGTCGGAGTTGTTAATGTCTTGTTTGTTAACGTGTCTGTTGTTGCCTTACCAACCAATGTATCAGTCGCGGCAGGTAGTGTTACTGTTACATCCGCAGTAGATGCGGCACCTTGAAGAGTGACACTATTAGTGCCATTGTCTGTACCCTCTTTAAATACAATAGTACCTGCGGCACTATTGCTTGGTGTAATATTTGGATTTAACACGTTCGGGGTTGTTATAGTAGGACTTGTTAACGTTTTATTTGTTAATGTGTCTGTTGTTGCTCTACCGACTAAAGTATCCGAATCAGCGGGAAGTGTTATCGTTACATCCGAAGTTGCCGCAGGCCCTTGGAGAAGGACACGGTTTGTTCCGTTATTTGTACCCTCTTTAAATGTAATAGTACCAGCCGCAGTCGCACTTGGTGAGATTGTCGGGTTGGATATAACTGGTGTTGTTAACGTTTTATTCGTTAATGTATCTGTTGTTGCCTTACCAACCAATGTGTCAGTCGCGGCAGGAAGTGTAAGAGTCGCGTCAGCAGTAGACGCTGGCCCTTGAAGAAGAACTCGGTTTGTTCCGTTGTTTGTACCTTCTTTAAACTCAATTGTACCAGCTGCGGTGGCACTTGGTGTAATATTTGGATTTGACACGTTTGGAGTTGTTAACGTTTTATTTGTAAGTGTCTGACTACCCGTAAGAGTTGCAACAGTTGCATCTATATTCAGTGTTACTGTAGTACCAGAACCTACTGATCCGAGACCAGTACCACCAGCAATTGTAAGTGTTTCGTCATCTAGGTCTACGTCAATTGTACCACTGTCTGTTGCAACGTCTAAGTCCTGTAGATCTAAAACTGTGTCAACATAATTCTTAGAAGCAGCGCCTGCTGAATCTGTAGGATCGACTACACCTATAATCTTGCTTGTCGCAACATCGACTGATCCAGATCCGTGGGGTGATATAACAATGTTACCATTTGTGTTGGTAGAACTAATTGTATTTACATCGACTGTTATATTGTTTGTTACAACCTTACTAGCAGTCATCGTACCAGTTGTTGTGACTGAATCAGCACCAACATCGATACTTCCAAACCCTGATGTGATTGAACCAGAGTTTAAAGCACCAACTGAAGTCGCGACAGTCGTAACAAGTGCAGGTGCAGATGTTAAGTTTGGCATCGCAGTGATTTCGTCATCAAAGTATCTTGCCATGTCTTCAACAGTAACCTGTTTCATAGTACCACTGTCGTTCATGACAAATCTGTCACCGTCTACGATAGTTGTCGCAGTTTTTGCTGTTGTACCAGCAGTGACACTTGTATCTAATTTTACGACACCATCACTGTCTTTTACTTCAAGTTGACCGTTATTATCTTTAAGTGTTAATCCACCAATATGAATAGTTCCACCTGATAGGAAAAGATCTTTCCATTTCTTTGTAGCAGAACCGAGAGATATTGCACTATCTGCATTTGGAATAAGATCTGATGTCAATCCAAGAACAGCACCAGTTGTGATAGATGCTACACCAGTAATTACGTCAGAATCTACTTTGACTTGGTTGTCAAGTGTTACTGAGTAACCAGCTGCAGGGATTATATTGATATCATTTGAACCAGTAGAATTTATTGTACTATTGTTTATTGATACAAAATCAACCGTTAATTCGTCTAGTTTTTTACTTGCATCTACGATCAATGCACTTGATGCAGTATTAACACCAGCAACATGATCTAACATGTCTGTAAAGTATTTACCACCAACTACTGATGCAGAGGCAGCGTATCCTGACCCATTTGAATCTTTACCAATGAACAGTCTTCCACCACTATTACCCTGAGTACCAGTACCCATTGTATATGCGAGTTCACCGTTCTTGAGTATATTAGAACCTGGCGCAGTAGTACCCGTACTTCTCTTTGTGCGAATAATTGCCATTAGAACGTACCCCCATTGATCTCAGTATAGATATTGGACATATCACTATCGACCAAAAACCTTGCGTTTGGTGCATCGTAAACTAACATAGAACCATTCTTGGCTCCTGTTAAATTTACACCTTCTATATTAGTGATTGAGAAAGCACCAGCAGTAACGTTCCTTATCGGAGTTCCGACTGTAACCTTTTTAACAATTGTGACGGTAGTACCAGCCATGAATTATCCTCTTATCTAGTCACGGAAGGTTTAACACGAACAGCGCCTTCGAGAACCCTCTCTTGAATTAAGTTACCATCACTATCTGTGAAAGCGATTTCGACATCGTAAACATACCTTCCGACTTGAAGGGCGTTTGTCTGAGTATTTGTTAAAGAGAGAGTTATTATCCCCGATGAAGGTGGGGTGTTTATAATAGTATTAAAATCTTGGGTGTTAGCCGAATCGCTATTGTACCCACGTTTCATCTTAGCTTGAGCTGAGTGATTTGTTAAATCTTTGTTTGTACCTGCGAAGGTATCTAACTCGATCTGTATTGCTACGTCTGTACCTTGATCGATCTCTAAGTCTTCATACTGTGCCATGTATTTGCCATCTCTTTATAAAACTAGTTGTCTTTATTTATAACAAAAATAATCTCAACTAACCATAATAAAAAGAAAATACCCGATCCAAGACCTCTTGTTCTTGTTTCGCAGTGATCCAATAGGCCGGATTCATAATACATATTGCACTATCGGGATGCATCATAATCCCAACTTCACCTTCGGTTGTCTGCATTGATTGCCAAGGCGAATCTTTTATTTTCCGACCAGCTGGATATGCCTTCCACGCTGAGTACCAATCGTTCCAGTATTTAAAATGCGTCATGTCATAACCGTGTTTATGAGTTAGGTATCGACACATTCCATAATATTCTGTTATATTTATCTCTGGTTCTAACATGAATTTTTCATAAATCAGATTCATATCTTGTGCATGATATAACATAATAGAAGAGTTCACATCAGCATAGTATTTCAATCCCATCTTTGCTTCTTCAGATTTAATATGGTCATCCGTTCCGATGTAACCAATTCTTATAAGTTCTCTATTGACAAACTTAAATAAATATGTTATATCGTTTTGTATGATAACGTCAAGATCGAGATACAACGTTGGTTCGTTGTTGTCCCACATAGTCTTATCAAATATTGTCATCTTCCACCAGTAAGAGTGAAGAGGCAAATCATATACTCTCTTTTTCTTTATGGGTAAGAGTAACCCTTCTTCGTCGTCAGTAAAACAATAGAAGTTATATGGTATTGACATATTCAAGTCAACCATTCTATATAGTCTATTTACATCATTTGCCGTATACTTTGTGCCTACTTTAACACAAACTATATTAACCATTAGTAATTCTCTTCTATATCATCTATAATATCTTGCCACATTGTTTCTGCTTCTGCAAATACATACGCAGCAGTTATTCGTAAACAATCCGTGGAAGCTGCATGCCAACAAAGTCTATCTGGTTGATCATACGAACCAAAGTATCCCATCTTACATTGCCAGCCAGGCACATCTGGAACACGAACTCTTTCTTTCTTTTCCAGATCCCAATAGTCAAACCAACCATCACCAGTCTCAGACCATGTAAACAAAACATTATAACCAGCAGCATTTGCATTGTTATGCCAAGCGATCCATCCACCAGGTGGGTAACAAGTCAATAGAGTATTTTTCTTACAAGATAACTCAGTCATCAACTTTGTATTTATTTCTTCGCCTTTGTCTCTATACTCCAAGGATTCTTTATGAATTTCTACCTTTGTATCAGGCATAGTACCAGCGTAAACACGCATAGATTCTGGAAACCCTTCGTGTCCACGTCCTTTAGCAATTTGTCTTTCCAGATAATCGTCTGCAATCCATCTATCTCTGGTATGTTCTTTACAATTCATTTTTAAATCGCGATCCATGTCACCAGATTGCCACTTAGGGTACAACCAATCTTTATATTCATTAAGAATATTTAATACATTCTGATTGTTTATTTTTATATCTCTCATAATTTAACCTCGTTTTTAAACTCATCTAGCCCTTTGTTCATAGTAGATGAGTGATGTATAAAGACAGGATGTTTTTTCACCAAATTATATTCACCATGTTCATTTCTCCTAAAACTCGTAAACCAATTCCAACGGTAGTTATCATCAAACTCACCGATCTTTAGATCTTTATATTTAGGCACCTTATTTGTCAACCACCAAAGAGTGAATTGATCCCATCGTAACATAGAGTCTTTGACACCATGTCCTTTCCACCAATGTTGATCTTCGGGGATGGTATGTCTATGTTCTTGTATCCAAAACATATCATACCAGTCTTGCATAAAGTCACGAACAAGAGGATTTCTTCTGTCGTACAAACAAACACCGCCACACAATAACATTGTCTCGGTAACACCATCACACTGAAAGTCTTTCTCAACAAACGACTTCAGTGATATAGGATCATCTTTCAATACCACATATTTCATGTCACAGTCTTCTAACTGTTCAAACACTGTTGCGATGTCTTCGTGTACTACTTCTCCGTCACAGTCCATATAAAAGGTAATGTCATAAGGCGAGTTAGCCATACCGTACAATTTTTCCCGAAGGAAGTCTGGATTTTTTACGTCGAATACATTATCAAAGTCTTCGCATCTGTGATCTTTAAATTCTGGTGAACAAAAAAGTGTAACATTTGCATCTGGCATATAATCTTTGATGCATTCCATTAAGTTACATGCAGAATAATAGAACGCAACCCTTTTTGATGCGACCATCACAAAACCTTTAGACGGTTGCTTCATTCTTCGTTTCTTCTTCTTGGATCAACATAATTGTGTGTGCCATCATTTCATATTGATTCTTGGATCTACGAATCTTTGCTTTTGCTTTACGATTTGTGGAATTTTTTATAGACTCTATCTCAAAGACTTCTAGTTTTGCGTTGAACAATTGTTCTAGTTTCTGTGCAGCTGCACGTTCTGCTATCTTACGTTTGTCAGCAACTCGATTATCTTTGTGACGTTCTTCACGTTCTTCTGTATTCTTGTCAATTTGATTAACAGGAGTCAGAGCAATAACATCTTTATAGTCTTGTGTGATTTTACCGTCTTTACCATATTTTCCAACGGTAGATGTGGAACTTGTTACTTCGCCGTTTCCATGTGTTATGACTAGTTTACAAGTAATTCTATCCTTTTGGTAGTTTTCCCAAAAAGGATGTCTCCATTCTTTTTTCATTCTTCACCTATTATATTGTAATTACACTCTTATATAGTATAACATATTAAACTTAAATTGTCAAGAAACTCTTACATATAACGTGTATGTTTCTATTGTACTGCTTGCAGCCTGCATGGTAGATCCAGAATAGTTACCCACATAATTACCTATGTAATTACCAATAAAGTTTCCTAAGTAGTTACCTGTGTAGTTTGCTTCATAGAACTCACCGTAATTACCAACATAATCCCCAGCAAATACTGCCTCATAATCACCCACGTAATCTGTGACATAGTTTGTGATATAATCTCCAGCATATTCACCTTCGTAATCAGCCGTGTAATTTCCTATAAAGTTACCTGTATAGTCGCCATCATATGTTGGAATATAGTTACCAAGGTAGTTCCCACCATAATTGGTTTGATAGTTACCATCGTAATCACCAAGATAATCTGAGACATAATTACTTACGTAGTTGGAAACATAGTTCCCACCATAGATGTTTTCGTAACCTGTCTCATATGCAGCGTCATAGTTACCAGCATAGTTGCCGTCATAATTACCTGCATAATCCCCTACAAATACCGCACCTGTATAATCTCCAGCAAATGCAGCTGCTTCATAATCTGTTTGATATGCAGCGTCGTAATTTCCTGCGTAGTTACCAGCATAATTACCAGAGTAATCCCCTAGATAATCTACTTGGTAGTTTCCGTCATAGTTACCATCGTATACAGTTTCATATGCACTTTGATAATTACTTTCGTAATCTCCGTCATAGTTACCCGTGTAACCACCACCGTAGTTTGTCTCATATGCAGCTTCATAGTTTGAAGTATATTCTCCGACATATTCACCTACGTATTCACCAGCATATTCACCTATGTAATCTCCAGAGTAGTCAGGTTCATAGTTTCCTGTGTATTCACCTATGTAATTTCCTGCGTAGTTGCCACCATAATCCCCAGCATATTCACCAAGATAGTTTGGAATATAATCACCAGCATATTCACCTATGTAATCTCCAGCGTAGTTGCCACCATAATCACCAGCATATTCACCGACGTATTGTCCAACGTAGTTTCCGTCATAATTGCCTGCATATCCTCCAACATAATCAACAGTTGATGTACGTTGAGAATTTCTTGTATAATCAACTGTTGAGGTTCTTTGGTAATCAACAGTTGATGTACGTTGATATTGACCGTCATAATTGCCAGTATAATCACCTAAGAAGTTACCAGTGTAGTCACCAGTGTAATCCCCAGTAAAATCACCAGTATAATCGCCTGCAAAAGCAGCGGTACTGTTTCTTGTAGAGTCTGTTGCTCTAGTTCTTTGAGAATTTCTTGTACTGTCACGTGTATACTGACCAGCATAGTCACCAAGGAAGTTACCAGTGTAGTCACCAGTGTAATCGCCTAAGAAATTACCAGCAAAGTTTCCTGTGAAGCCAGCCGTACTATCTCGCGTCGATGTACGTTGTGAGTTTCTTGTACTGTCACGTGTATAGTTTGTTGCTCTAGTTCTTTGAGAATTTGTTGCTCTAGTTCTTGTATAGTTACCATCGTAGTTACCAACGAAATTACCAGTATAGTTACCAGTAAAATCACCAGTGAAAACAGCTGTACTATCTCGTGTACTGGTTCTTTGAGAATTCCTTGTACTGGTTGTTTGAAAGTTCATGGCATAATAGGTAGTTCCCCCACTGTATCCAGAGTAATAAGAGGTTGAGCCATACCCGTTGATATAATCACCAAGGAAGTTACCTGTATAGTCACCAAGGAAGTTACCAGCGAAATTCCCAGTAAAGCCTGCTGTTGAGTTTCTTTGAGAATCCCTTGTACTATCTCGCGTGTACTGGCCATCATAGTTACCAGCAAAGTTACCAGTATAATCACCAAGGAAGTTACCTGTGTAATCACCTACGAAGTTACCAGTGTAATCGCCTAAGAAATTACCAGCAAAGTTTCCTGTAAATACTTGGGTACTATCTCTAGTAGATGTACGTTGTGAGTTTCTTGTAGAGTTTGTTGCTCTGGTTCTTTGATATACTGCATCGTAGTTACCTGTATAGTTACCAGTGTAATCGCCTAAGAAGTTACCAACATAATTACCAGTAAAATCACCAGTGTAATTGCCTGCAAAAGCAGAGGTACTGTTTCGTTGACTGTTTCTTGTAGAGTTTGTTGCTCTGGTTCTTTGACTGTTTCTTGTATATTGACCATCATAATTACCAACAAAGTTACCACCTACGTAGTTACCTACAAAGTTACCACCTACATAGTTGCCAGTGTAATCACCAAGAAAGTTACCACCTACATAGTTACCTTGATAATCTCCAACAAACTGTTGAACATAGTCACCATCATAGTTGCCTCCATAGTTGCCTGCATACTCACCAACATATTCTCCTATGTAGTTGCCTCCATAGTTTCCTACAAATGCAGCTGCGTCATAGTTGCCTGCGTAATCTCCAGTGTATTCACCAACGTACTCTCCAATATAGTTGCCACCATAATCGCCAGCAAAGACCGCACCAGTATAGTTTCCGTCATAATTGCCTGCGTAGTTACCACTGTAATCGCCTGCGTAGTTACCACTGTAATCAGCTTCATATCCAGCACCATAGTTTGAAACATAGTCTCCAAGGTAGTCGCCCGCAAATTGTTGAACATAATCACCTAGATAATCGGTTACATAGTTACTTGTATATTGTCCAATATAATCTCCAGAGTAATCTGATACATAATTGCCAACGTATTCTCCAGCGTATTCTCCTACATATTCTCCAAGGTAGTCTGATACATAATTGCTGATGTAATTTGGTACATAGTTACCAACATAATTGGGTTCATAGTTACCAGCATAATCCCCAACAAACTGTGAGACATATTCTCCGACGTAATCACTTACGTAATTACTTGTATAGACCGCATCATACTCCCCGACATAATCGGTTTCATAGTTGGTTTGATATGCGGCATCGTAGTTTCCATCATAGTCTCCAAGGTAGTCTGATACATAATCTCCTACATAGTCACCGACAAATGCGTCTGCTTCGTAGTTTCCTACAAAGTTCTGTGTACTATCACGTGTGTAGTTCAGTTGGAAGATACCAACGTACTCTCCAGTATACTGTGCTTCGTATGCGACTGTAGATGTTCGAGTAGATGTACCAGTGTATTCACCGACATAATCTCCAGCGAAGTCAACTGCATATTCTGTTGTACTTACTCTCGTAAATGTGTCTGTACTGTCTCTTGTGGAGTCTCTTGTACTGTCTCTGGTATAATTTTCATCTGCTAAATCTTGTTTTGTGTCTAGTGCAGCACCCTTTGCAACCCATGTGCCAGTCGCACTAGGAGCGCCCTGTGTCGCTGTTCTTAGTTGATATGTTCCAGTACCATTCGCAATTGCACGATTTGCACCTTGTGTACCAAACGTATATTCGATCTGTGCGTTAGACATTTCTTTAAGACCAGTAAAGTTTGTACCAAGGTTTAACGATGGGCCATCTGAATCTGGGTCTCTAAGAATTCTAAAAGGTTTGCGTGTAGTGGGTGCGGTCATTGCAGTTCTAACCCAAAGGTCATAACCTACCGAAGTACCGTCTGCTCGTGTGTCCGTAAAGACATCTGAGTCTGCAACAGTG